AAACAGGCAACCGAACTTGGTGGCAATGTAATGAAAGGAGCGAAGGGATACCCCGTCTGTTTTTACACGTTGAAAGAGGATGAAGACTCAACCCCTGAAAAGCCAAAGAAACACGGTGTATTCAAGTATTATACGGTATTCAACCTTTCACAATGTGAAAACATACCCGCAAAGGATGACCCGGTTCAGGACGTAAAAAGCAAAGATGAAATCATGGAGATGGTATCCAGACACAACCCCGAAATTATCCGTGGGAGACCTGCATACAACCCGGGAAAAGATATAATCAAAATGCCAAACCCCGAAGAGTTTGAATCATCTGATGCATATTGGAAAACATTCTTCCATGAATTAACCCACTGGACAGGTCATGAATCAAGGCTTGCCAGGGATGGTGTCATGGAGATAAATGAGTTCGGAAGTGAATCATATTCAAAGGAAGAACTGATTGCAGAACTCGGGTCAGCATTCTTATCCATGAAGTTCAATCTGTCAGAAGTGGGAGAGCAGGAAGCCGCGTATATTCAGTCATGGATTAAACCCCTGAAGGATGACCCAAAGATGATTATCCAAGCTGCTAGCAAAGCACAGAAAGCAATGGAATATCTCATAAACTAATTTTTCAGGAGAATAGATGATTATGCAATACGTTGAAGGCCCGGATGGGAATTGGGTATTAGAAGAGATGGAAATGCCAGAATTCGTGGATACAACTGGAGTTATCAGGAAGAAACGAAAAAGTGATGTTATCGCGGCAGACATCTTCAGATACCTGGATAATCACAATTCAATCGGAGAAGTGATTTATTATTTCGATAAACAGGCAAAGGATGAACTCATTCACGACATTTCAAAAATAATATTCTGCCATATCGGAGAATAGTTTATGAGTAATTACATACTATATCTTTATATGAACTGTCCAGACTGTTTATCAGAAAATATCAAAAAGTCCGGGTTTGTAAAAGTGAAAACCGGTATGCAACAGCGATACGAATGCAAAGAGTGTGGCCGCACATGGGTCGGTATGGGAAGGCCAAAAATTCCAGTTGTTGGTGTTACCTGTCATGAGTGCCATTCCCAGGATATAGCCCGGAAGGGATACCGGATAACCAGACAGGGGAAAATTCAGCAATACCTGTGCAGATCATGTGGTCACATCTTCACCCTTCAGCCGATATTGAAGAGACGGCGCCAGCAAGTTCAATAACTCTTTTTTTTGTTAAACGGAATGATAAGTATTATATACTTATAGTTACAACTATAGTATGTAACAACTACAAAGGAGAGGAAAGAAAAATGGTAACAAATGAAACGTTCAGAGCAATTAGAAAAATGTATGAATTTCTCCGAGATGCAGAGGAAGAGGGGTTTTTGGACTCTTTAACAAACATGAATAACATGCATCCAAGAGAGATGGAAGAACTGTATGAAAACATCATGGAATCATCCGAGAAGATTTTTGAGGATGCTTGCCACGGAGAACTTACCAATTAACTTTTCAAGGTGAAAACAATGACAAAAGAACAACTGATAAAAGACGGGTATAAACTGGTTGATACCATCGGAGAGCATGATATTTACGGAATTGAAGGGAGTTCGGTATATTACGCAATGGGAAGGGATGAAGAATGAACGATAACCGATACGAATGCCAATTACAAGAATGGTGCAAGGAAAATATTCAGATATGCCCGTTTATGGACCAGGCTGAATGTGGGTTCTATTGTGGGTATCTGACATATCCTCCAAGGCTTGAAGAATGCAAAGAGGAATTGTCTGCACGGTGGAACAGGAGGAATAAATAATGTATCAGATTGAACATGGAATAAATTATTCAGAGTATAAACCTGGAAATGATTGGAAATTTTATCACACCTATAAATGCAGCAGGTTTGGATTAACGGATAATGCAATAACCGCAATGGAAATAGATTTGTATATGGATAAGATTGACCCATCAAAGGCCAGGATATACATGGAAAAAGAGGGTTCATTCTATTTTGCAGACCTTTACATAAAAAACTGATTTTTGTCTTTTTTGTTAAACACCTTTAAATATTTCTTTAAACAATATTCATACCAGTCTTATTATGTCTGAATTGAGATTGGAATATTTGCCTGTAAGTGAACTTATCCCATACAGCAAAAACCCTCGAAAAAATGATGCTGCGGCAGAAAAACTGGTTCCGTTAATAGAAGAGTTCGGATTTAAGATTCCGATTCTGGTAGACGAGAAAAATAATAAAAATGAAATCATTGCAGGTCACACCAGATTGAAAGCAGCACTTCTTTTAGGGATAGAAAAAGTCCCGGTCATTTTTGCAGATGATTTATCCCCGGAACAGGTGAAGGCGTTTCGGATTGCTGATAACAAGTCCGGGGAATGGGCTGAATGGGATATATCATTATTAACTGAAGAACTTTCAGATTTGGGCGAAATTGGGTTTGATATTGACTTAACAGGGTTTTCAGACATTGAAGTTTCAAATCTCCTTCCAGATTACAACGACAATTCATCGCCAGACCACTCAATTTATGGTGGGGGTGTTCCCGTAAACGACCCAATGGGAGAATGGAACGGGATGCCAGAGTTCAATAACCCGGATGCAATGGGAGTGAAACAAATCATCGTTCATTTCGAGACCTGGGATGATGTAAGAGAATTTGCCGAACTTGTAGAACAAACAGTTACGGAAAAAACAAAATATATCTGGTTCCCAAAGGCAGATAAAGGCCGAGATACAGGGTTTGTTTGCAATGGAGCCTAAATATCCCTTTTATATTGTATCGAAAGGTCGGTGGGATTCTCGTTTAACATCTAAAGCGTTTGAACGGATTGGGATTCCCTATCACATTGTAATAGACAAGGATGAATTTGATAAATATGCTGCTGTTATCGACCCTAAAAAAATCCTTGTCATGCCAAAACGGTATTATGAAGAATATGATACCTGTGACGATTTAGGAGATACAAAAGCCAAAGGTCCAGGAGCATCTCGCAATTTTTGTTGGGACCATTCGATTGAACAGGGATATGAACGACATTGGGTCTTTGATGATAATGTCAGACATTTTTATAGACTTCATAACAATATCAAGGCCCATGTCACAGATGGAACTATTTTTAGAATAATGGAGGACTTTTCGGATAGATATACAAACGTGGCTCAATCTGGACCAAATTATGCAATGTTTGCACCACGAAAACAAAAACAACCTCCATTCATTCTTAATACCAGAATCTATTCGATGATATTAATCAATAATAAAATCCCGTATCGGTGGAGAGGGCGATACAATGAAGATACCGATTTATCATTAAGAGCATTGAAAGACGGGTGGTGCACAGTTCTGTTCAATGCCTTTTTAGGAGAGAAGGTCGGGACGCAAACGCTAAAAGGTGGGAATACGGCACAATTTTATAGTAAAGAAGGGACTCTTCCAAAATCACAAATGCAGGTGAAACTTCATCCGGATGTATCGAAACTTGTCTGGAAATTCAACCGGTGGCACCATCATGTGGATTATCGTCCATTTAAAAATAATAAACTCATACGGAGAGAAGATGTCAAAATCCCTGTTGGTGTTAATGACTATGGGATGAAGATTGAAAAGAACCCCGAATGGTTGAGTGGTAAGAGATCATCGAAACCACGAATGAACAAAAGTTGCACAAACAGATCATAAAGTTGCACAATGACACCGCCACAATTTGAACGACTAAAAGGGGAAAAGGCCGAGCAATGGCAAGCGTTCAAAATATACCGCGACATGGGTTCTACACGGTCAATGCAGGAACTTGCACGAATTATGAAACGACCTGTCCGAACCATGTACCTCTGGTCAAACAAGTACAACTGGTCAGAACGAATCAAGTCATATGAGGAATGGTCCACCAACGACCAGGTGAAAGAAAGGGCAGAGGCAATGGCAACCGATATGGTATCCGGGTTGTCCAAAGCGGTGAAAGCAGTCGGGTTTGTGCTCATGTCTGATCTCAAATACAAGCAGCAGCAATGGAAGGCATACTGGCAGGATATGGATGAGAAAGGGGAATCCAAAATAAAACCTCCTGCCGGTTCTACAAACTCCCTGCTCGATTCGATGGTAAAATGGGCAACGTGCATGGAAAAAATAAAAGAGTTCACATCTGCCGACAATATAGACGAATTCGGAGCAATTGACGAACTAGTTGAAATATTAAAAAATGAGTCTGAAACTACAGAAACCGCAAGGTAAGGGAGCGAAGTTCATCCTTGCACCCCCGGCACGTATCAACATCCTTCACGGGTCTGTCCGGTCTGGAAAAACCATCAGTTCGATAATTAAGTGGATTCACCTGATAAAAAACCAGGCAACGGCAGAATGCCTGATGGTGGGAAAGACCGAACGAACCCTAATCAGAAACATCATTAACCCGATGCTCGAAATGCTCCCGCCATCTGTCATCAGTCTGAATGCAGGGAAGGGCGAACTAATTTTATACGGCAAACGGGTTTATCTGGTGGGTGCAAATGACGAACGCAGCGAAAGTAAAATCAGAGGCGTCTCCTTACAATTTTCGTACGTAGATGAAGGAACCATTATTCCAGAATCATTTATGAAAATGCTCCAAACCCGTTTATCAGAACCAGGAGCGCAATTATACATCACCACCAACCCAGACAGCCCATATCACTGGATGAAGCAGGAACTGATAGATGCAGCGGATTTGATTAAAGCAAACGTCTGGCACTTCACCCTGGATGATAACCCATACCTGGACCCGGAATATGTCGAGGCATTGAAACGGGAGTTCGCCGGGTTATGGTATCAGCGGTATATTGAAGGGTTATGGGTATTGGCTGAGGGTGTGGTATATCCTATGTGGGATGAGGCAAAACACGTCAGACCTGTTCCACCGGGAGACCTGGAGAACATTATCGTATCTGTGGATTATGGTGTCACAAACCCGTCAGTATTTCTCATGGGGGGAATCCACAAACCAACCGGAAATGTGCACGTCATAAAGGAATTATATCATGATTCCTCACAGTCCGGGCAATTAACAGATAGACAACTCGGAGACCTGATGACCGGGTTCGTGGACAAGCGAGTCAGATACATCACTGTAGACCCGTCAGCAACCTCGTTTATCGCGGAATTACGCAGCAGAGGATATTCAGTCAGGGAAGCTGTAAACGATGTGATACCGGGCATTCAACAGGTGTCAAAACTGTTATCATCAGAAACCCTGTTCATTGACCCGTCATGTACAAACACCATCCGAGAATTCGGGGCGTATGTATGGGATGAGAACGCACAGAAACGGGGAGAGGATAAGCCGAAAAAGGTCAATGACCATTGTTCGGACACCCTTCGCTATATGTGCCAGGAATTTGCTCAATTGAACCGGTCAGAGATATCCAGGCCGTCACCAGGTATGGCTCATGTTCCCCGTGGTATCAGGTCAAGCCGTAGCAGACGCCCGGGCCCGGCCGGGTTCTGATACTTTCAAACTACTTATTTTATACATTCGACATACAGATAATAAGTATTATATACTTATAAGTATAACTATAGTATGTAACACCTACAAAGGAGAGGAAAGAAAAATGGTAGAAATGACGTGGCAAGAAGCGGTTGAAACCCTGAAAGACCTCCTGAATAATCCTGGTGAAGTGTTAATTTCAGACGGTGCAGAAAACTGGGAGATTGATAGCCTGATTGAACACCTCAAATACAACAGCGATGAAGATGAAATCGTTGATGTTGCAGTAAATGAAGAGTCAATCACCATTATCAAACCGGATGGATACCTTGAATCAGTTCCCTTCTACAAGGTAGTGAAAAAGGATATTCTCTAATTTTTCAGGTGGTATCAGGTCAAGCCGTAGCAGACGCCCGGGCCCGGCCGGGTTCTGATACTTTCAAACTACTTATTTTATACATTTGACATACAGATAATAAGTATTATATACTTATAAGTATAACTATAGTATGTAACACCTACAAAGGAGAGGAAAGAAACATGGAAGAAACTTTCAAGGCAGTATATCAGAACGGGTATGCAATTTTTGGAACCGGAAAAACCGATGAAGAAGCCATTGCAGATGCAATGGAATGGGTGGATGACCCGGATGAACTGAGAGAAAGCATCGAACAGGGTCAGAAAAATGTTCACGGAGATATGAAACTCATCACCATATCCAGAGCATTGAGAGATGCAGTCATCGAACAGGGTGGCGATATAGCCATCATCAACGATGAGGGGATATACAGGTCAGAAGAGGAGATGGGAGAATACCGGGAACTGACCCGGAAATAATTTTTCAGGTGGTTGAGATGTTCAAAACAGAGTCCGATATTGCAGGAGAAATAATTCAGGTAATTTGTAATGTTGAATCGTTTGAAGATGCACGGGAATTCATACGGATATATATCCTATCAATGCAGAAAGCCCGCGAATCCATCAGAGACGATGTACCGGGATTAAACAGATTTGACGAAAACAAAATCCTCCGGTTAATTGGAGAAATTGATAAACGGTTTGAATAATGGTCCCAAGAAAATCCCATGTCGGAACCCCGTGTATATTTTGCGGAGAACCAACTGTTTTCGGGTCATTACAGAAATATACCGGTGGGTTCTTCCGGCAGACATTCATCTGTCATGCCTGTGGACGCCAGTATGTAGACGGTCCAGCATTCACGTATAGACCCGATGACCGGCGGTTTAACCCGCTGGATAAAGAACCATGTCCGAGATGTGGGAGTGATGACACGTATTTCAACGAATGGTTAGAGACCAAGGACCGGATAAAACCCAGGTTCAGATGTAGGGCTTGTAGTCGTTCGTTCACCGTGGGTGGCAAACTGAATAAACATAGGAAATATGATGGAGAGGAATAAATGATAACAATAACAGTTGAATCCAGTAATGGCAACAGATATACCAAAACGTTCCAGGCAGACTCATTCCAGGTCTGTGATGACAAGACCGGAAGTAGACAGGGGACGGCAGGCGGCATCTATCTACCAAAGACCAGTATCGGGAAGCCCGTTGTTGCCATTGTGCTGGACGGGGAATGACTGAACTTATCGGAAATTGCGAATAGTTCAAACATTTTTTGTTCATGTGGTATTCTCATGCGAGGATACCAATTCAATTCCGGTTAAAATTTAACAGAATACTTAAAGTCGTTCAACAATATACGACAGTTTTAAATATAGACATCGAATATTACGGTATGGCATCACTCACGGTTCCGTCCCGGTCAGGAACCAGATACGTCAGCAATATCAAGAATTTTGCGAAGAACGCAATCACGGTGGATACTCTATACAAATTCTCGCGGACTGCTTACGGCAAAGGGCTGTTCATAAAATTCTCTGCAATGGTCTTTTCCAAACAGCCGACCCTGGCAGTCTATAACCCGGATAATGATGTGGATGAGAAAACCCAATTAATTCTCTCAAACCTGCTCAAGAGTCCGAAGTTTTCGTTATTGACTGCCGGACAGTTCCGATTATACGACAAGTTCTTTTACGGAGCCACTATTTTCAACCCGATATGGGAAAAGAACGAGTTCGGGATAATTGCACCGAAGGAATTGGTCAGACTCCCTCCTCATTCATTCGCAAAACAGCCACCAGGCCGGGAAAAATATACTGAATACCTGCTTGGAATAACCCTCGGACCAGATGGAGAAACTATCGAATGCTGGCAGACCGTGGGGTCAAACAAAGCTGAA